TATATGCGATGAAGTAGAATTTGCAGAAAGCAAACAGTCGCCCGCCGGATCCAGTGAAACACCGGAGGAAAAGCCACCAAAACAGCCGGAAGCGGACGCAGAAGGGTTTATGAACATTCCAGAGGGAATTGACGAAGAATTGCCATTCGATTAGGATTGCGGAAAGGAGAAGGACGAAAAATGATAGAAGTATTTAACGAAGCAATGACGAAAAAGCGGAAAGGCAAAAATAATGACGATATAGTGGTGTGCATACCAAGTCCAAAACGAACAATGAATTCGATAATAGAAGGAGTGAGAAAAATATACAGAGGATTTTCGCGAGGAATCCAGGAATTAAAAAACTGTTCGTTTAATATTCCACTGACTGCACCGGAACCACATACAGGCAAAGAACAGGACACATCTGACACAGACTTTCCAGGTAGCACTGCATGGAACAACCTCAATGCTACCATTTTTGCAGACAAGTACGAAAAAATAGAAATCTTAAAAAATATGAAAATGCCAGCAAAAGGCGAGACACCTGCACAGATCAAAAAAGAAATGCTGTGGAGAGAGTACTGGAAAGAAAAACAAAAGATGCCAAACAATGAACGCAGAAGAAAAGGATTACCGATGGTGAGAAGACCAAAGCGGCAGCAGTGGATCAACAGGACAGAGACTGAAAAGAAAGGACGGTGCGCGAAATGCAGCAGAAAGACGACAAGCAGGAAGAAGCATTTGTAAAAAAGATTATCCAGACAGCAATGGAAACAGAACGCCAAATCCGCAGACAGCAGGTACTTCATAATACAAGGGTCTTAATGGAATCTTACATCGAAATGAAAAAGCATATTGAAAATGCAGTGTCAGAAGTAGAACAGTTAGAGAAGGAAGAATACACCACCTTCAAGAAAGACGGAAGCACACATCTGGAAAGTGTAAGACGGTCGAAGATGAAAACGGCGTTAATGATCGCGAACATAGACAGAGCAATGGAAGATCTGCGAAAAGAGTACGATACAAAGGGGATGAACTACAAATACGAAGCATTCTACATGCATTACATAAAGGGCGTACCATACGAAGATATTGCGGAGATACAGAACTGTGGAAAGAATACACCGTCGCGATGGTCAAAAGAACTGATACGGAAAATGTCAGTGAAGTTATTCGGTATTGATGGCATAGAAAAATATTGAAAAACATTATACTTTTCTATACAGACTTGGGGAAAAGTTGGGGAAAAGCTGGGGTTTTAATGGTGGATTAAAAGAGTTACACTTGTAATGTGGAAAGTTGCAGAAGCGATTGTACAGAAAAAAGTACAGTCGCTTTTTTCATGCTCTTTTCGCACCCTCTGACGCGGCAGCAGGTGTCACATTGATGCTTGCTGCATATTAAACGCACAGCAGAAAAGAAGGTACAAAGATGCTACTACATAGATGCAAATGTGGGCTGTTGATACCGCAGGAGCTAAAGGCGTGCCCGGACTGCGAAGCGGCAGCAGCAACAGGTCAGACATCAAGACACATGGAATACAACACGCACCGCAGGAACAGAAAGACTGCTGCCTTTTATGTGTCGTCGCAATGGCGCAAAACACGGGCACTTGCGTTGCAACTGTACGATGGGTTGGACTTATATGCATATTATGTGCAGCACAGGATTGTGACAGCGGACATGGTACATCATATCACAGAGATAGAGGACGATTGGAACCAACGGTTGAAGGTGGAGAACCTGTTCCCACTAAGCAACACAAATCAGCGCATTGTACAGACGAGACGAAGCGACGAAACGGCACACGCAGGAACAGCTTCGGGCGATCTTGCGGCGGCACTGGGACGGGGTAGGGGGCATCGAGAAAGTTCTGAGCGGCTCCGATTAGTCGCGTTCCCCCTTTTCTGTGGAGAAAACTCCCCACGGAAATTCCAGATACAGGCAAGAAGAAAAACGGTGTCAGATTCTGACACCGGACAGAAAGGAGGTCGATACAATGGCAGGACAGCGACAACCGATTGCACTGATCCAGGCAAAAGGAAAAAAACACCTAACAAAAGCAGAAATTGCTGAAAGAGAACGTACAGAAGTGAAAGCACCAGCTGACAAAGTTACGCCGCCGCCATATCTGACGCCAGGCCAGAAAAAAACATTTCGCAAGATTGCGAAAGACCTGCGAGAGATCGACCTGATTTCGAATCTGGATGTGGAAGCATTGGCTCGCCTGGTTATTGCGCAGGAAAAGTATAGAGAAGTGACTGAGATGATCGCAAAGCAGCCGTTAATGGTGACGGAACAGTACAACACTGGAAAGCAAGACGAAGATGGAATGCCGATCATCAAAGAACGCGAGATTGTAAACGGGCAGGTTGAGCGTCTGGCTATTTTACAAGACAGATATTTCAGGCAATGCAGACAAGGCGCAGCAGACTTTGGTCTCACAGTATCGTCAAGATGCCGTCTGATTGTACCAAAAGCACCAGAGACACCAAAGAAGAACAAATTTACAGAGAAGTTTGCGTGATGTTATGCAGGACAGAACGACACAGTATGCTGCGGATGTCCTTACAGGAAAAATAATTGCTGGTGATCTGGTAAAACTTGCGTGTCAACGCCATCTGGACGACATCGAGAAGTCAAAGGCTGCACCGTACAAATACTTTTTTGATGCAGAGCAGGCAGAAAGAATCATTGATTTCGCGGAAACTTTGACCATCGCGGAAGGTGAGGAAGAGCAAACGGTTGAATGTTATGCCTTCCAGTGCTTTATTCTTGGCAGTCTGAACGGATGGAGAACCAAAGCAGGAAATTACCGAAGGTACAGGACGTCGTACATACAGCTTGGAAGACAGAACGGAAAGTCTTTTCTGAATGGAATCCTCGCAGCGTATTATGGCAATTTTGAGAAGTACAAATATGGTCAGATTTACTGTACAGCAACCAAAAAAGACCAGTCGTTGATCGTATTCAACGAAATCGTGAAGTTTATCCGGTCGGACGTTGATCTGGACGAGTGCTTTACGATTCACGAGCATAACAGCACGATTGACTGCTTACTGACACACAGCAAAATCAAAGCACTTTCCGGCGATACAAAGTCTATTGACGGTTTTAGACCGTATTTAGGTATCGTTGACGAATACCATGCCCACAAAGACGACCAGATGTACAAATTACTTGAAGGCGGCATTAAGAAAATGAAATCCGCATTGATAAGTGTTATTACGACGGCAGGATTTAACCTGAAATCGCCGTGTTATGCCCTATATGAGTACTGCGTGAAGGTGCTGAAAGGCATTGCACACAACGATTCACAGTTTGTCTATATCGCGCAGATGAACGAATCAGACGACATGTGGTTGCCGGAGAACTGGATAAAAGCAAATCCTATTCTGCAATACGACCAGGACGCATTGGAAAATATGATACCAATTGCCGAAACTGCTAAGGAAATGGGCGGTTCGAGTTTGCGAGATTTTATCGTTAAGCAGTTGAACATGTGGATCCAGTGGACGAACGATGTCTATTTGAAAAACATGGAGCTGTGGAAACAAGGCGCAACAGAGAAGACACTGGAAGTCTTTAGAGGGCAAAAGTGCTACGTAGGGCTTGACCTTTCATCAGGCGGCGACCTGACTTCGTTGGCAATCGTATTTCCTTTCGAAAAAGACGGAATACGCAAATATTACGTGCACGCTCACAGCTTCATTCCAAAACGCCGGGTAGAAGAACATATCAAGACTGACCGGACGGAGTACGATCTGTGGATCCGTGACGGTCTGGTAACAGTAACAGAAACCATGGGCGGCGTAAAAACGGATTACAGGTATATCCTGACATACTTAAAAGCAATCATGCAGCAGTATGAACTCGATGTGCAATACATCCTGTATGATCCGCATAACGCTTCGGCATTCTTGACAGATCTGGAAGAAATGGGAGTTGACAGCGTGGCGGTGTCACAGTCCGCGAAGTCTTTGAACGATGCGACAGTTGACTTCCGGTTAGAGATAGAATCCGGGAACGTGGAGCATGACGGAAACGGAATGATAACATGGTCGATCGCAAATGCGAAGACAACTTCAAATTCCTTCGGAGAAATCAAGATTGACAAAGAATACCAGACAGACAGGATTGACGTTGTAGATGCGATTATTGATGCATGGACAGAAGCGATGAAAGGTGAAGTAAAACAGAACACCGCAGAAAATGTGGAAGAATGGTTGAAATTATACGAATCAAGCAAAAAAAAAGACAGGTGAGGGGGGGGGTGATGCAAGGTGAATGTATGGCAGAAGTTCAGGAACTGGGTTGCAAAAAAACTGAACTTCACAATGGAAACGTCGCCGGACATGAAAGAGGAATCCTTTCTTGAATGGCTTGGAGTAAACAGAAAAAGCAAAAACGTGATGTCGGAAGTTACATACTTCACGTGTTTGAAGATGATG